AATCAAGATTAGATAGTTTCATTGAGCCATTCGCATTGTGCGTATACCTAACAAGTAATTTCATCCCTCTGCTTTGCACCTCTCCCGGTACGACATTTCCGTCCTTTCCGATAACGAGAGCTTTTCCGGCGTTTTCAGCGCCCTGCTGCTTGTCGATTTTAGACTGCATCTGCGTTGTATAATCGCTCGGAATAGAGTTTATTACCTCTTGCCCTTTTGCCTGTACCGCTTCGGCTTGCTTCGTTCCCTCCGTTTGCACCGCTTTAATCGCATCGGACTTGCTAGCATTTACAGCTTCTACTGCTTTTGCTTTGGCTGTATTTATAGACTGTTCTACTTGCTGTACCGTACTTTCAAATTCTTGCACGCCCCGCTCTACAGATTCCTTATCTTGCCTAACTTGTTCGGCTAACTTTGTAAATTCTTCTGAGTGTTCATAGTCTTTTCCATCCTTACCGTTTTTGACTTTTGCAGACTGTTGCCCGTCTTTATTCTGCACAGTAACGGTTACGCCGTCTAATTCCTCCGTGAGCGATACTTTCGGACTGTATCCCTCTTCGCCGTCAAATTCTCCCGCATCAGCATCATCTCTGACGGACTGTGCAATTTCTTTCGTATCCTCTGCCAGTTCCACCAACTGCTGATATACGTCCGGAGACGGCGGTACCGATGCGTCCGATTCTTGGTAGCCAGATTTCGTAATTTTAACCGTTGCACAGTTTGTAGTAACCAAATCTCCACAAGACACTGATACTTTCCCAATTGTCATATTTTCGACACAGGCGAAAAATTCCCACGGAATAACGCACTCGTCATTGTCGTCTAGCACTACAGACTTCGAATATTCGCCTTGAACAAACAACGCCGTCTTTGTTCCTGTCCATTCGTCTCCAATAAAGTTAAACTTTGCTTTAAACAGATTTTTACATTTCGCAACAGGTAGGTTATTATCTGTACGCTTTACAAACTGTCCGTCTACATCAAATTGCAAATTGTACCGATGCGAATCTTTTAAATCTAAAATTTTCATCCTTGTTCCGCCTCCAAAATCTCTCTTACCTGTTCTCGGATTTTCTCAGGTACATCCTTGATGCTCTTCTTTTCTTTTTGTATTAAATCTGCGTATACTCTTGCAATGTAGATCATGCTTGCACCCCCATTTCGTATAGTTCGCAGATGGCGCCCTGTAGGTCTGTAATCTGCGTATTTGCATTTACTAACGCTTCTTTTAATGCTGCGTTTTCCGCTTCCACTTCTGCTAGACGTTCTGCTGTTGTTTCTCCTGCTTTTTCCAACGCAACTCCGTAGATTCCACCTGTGTACTCTTCCGTGCGGTAAAACTCCGTATAGCCCTCGTATTCTGCAATGTTCTGTTCGCGTTCTGTGATACGCATTATTTTTGTCTTTACCGGGTCTGTAAAGAGTTCCCGCAATTGCGCTGGCGCAACTTGTATAACCTTAATTTCTAATTTTCCGCCTGTCTCCTGCGCGGACTGGATTTGTATTTTTGTTGCATCTGCAAATATTAATTCCATATTATCACCTACTTCCATCTTCCGACTGCGTACCAGTCAAAATTATGTGTATCTGGTTTGCTGTTATCTGTATATCGTGAGTACGCATACCCTTGACTAACTGTGTTTTTGGATGCAACCATTATCTCGACAACTTTTCCGGACATATATTGTCCTTGCACAAACAGCATGTAATCATTTGCGCTACCCGCAAAAGGTATTGGATAAGTTATTCTTCCAAAACCATCCGTATACGAGTAACTTACAGTTCCCCACTGTACTAACTTTCCGCTTGCATACTTTTCATAGTAGTTGTACCTGTTTGTTCCGGCAATTAATTGTTTCCCCTGTTCTACTATGTAGTCTTTTAGGCATCTCATTATCAAAGACATGTCAGGCTTCAAGTCAAACATAGGTTCCACTGCAACAATGCTCAGTCCTTCAATCTTAACACGGTAAAGTGGCATCTCCCTGATTTTTCCATTATTATAGATGTCATCCTGTGTCAGTTCCGGATCCACCGCTGTAGACCCTGCAACTCCCTTTTTTACAGTGCAGTGCATCTCGTCAATTCCACCTGTTCCGGTTGTTTCAAACACCGCTACAATAATGTCATTTCTTTTCTTTCCTGTTTCTCCATTTGCAATTTCGCAGTCCTCGTATTCTCCATACGGTATTCTCGCAAAATGTCCACCTACAATCAGAACACCATCTGCAATTCTCACTTTGTTGTTGCTGAGTGTAGTTGCCTTACACTGCTGGCCGAGCGTGAATACTCCATCTCCCCCCGCAATAGACTGGAAGATAGCAGCATCGTCTTCTGCGTAAATATGTGCTGTCTCTTCCGGCGGTGTATTTAACGTAAGTCCTTTAAATCCCATCTAATCATCTCCTTTTACTCTATATTCGATTTTCACAGTGTTTCCTTGTATATTCAGTATCTTTCCGATAATCGGCTTTTGTACGTATGTTTCTGTCACAGTGTCGTAACCAGCGATAATGTCTCCAATTTCGTAGTCTCCATCGTCTACTGCAAGATTGCATTTTTTGTAGTTCTGCAGTTCTTTTAATCGGCTTGTTCCATCTTTTTCCAGTTGTGCTAGATCTGCACTTGAAAAATCATAAACCGCTGCACGCTCCGCCAAGCCTTTATAAAACTGCGTCTTGCCAATACTACCATCTTCTTGCACGTAAAGATGTAATACCACACGTTCTTCGTTTTGTCCCTCGCCGGCACAAACCAAATGATTTATTCCGCCCCTGTAATCTTCTATTGTAAGAGATATCTGTTCGGATTCCTGCGAATACTCTAGTTCTTCTGAAAAGTCCGTAATCGGAACAGCTTGAAGGCTTACATATCCGTAATCAAGTCCATCAGGCTCTATATAAGATATCTGTAAACGATGCTTATAAGCTGTCAGTAGCTTTGTAATTGCATCATATAACGTCACATACCTATCCACTTGCCAATCCTTAACCGCTACATCAGTAGAGATTTCCGGAACAAAAAAAAGACCATCGAATCGGTCCTTTATCAATTCTCTCAATATACTATTTAATTCTCCATTCAGCACAAGGTGGTCTTTCCCAGTCGGTGGCTCTACAATTTTTTTCGTAAGCAGACCTCTCCATGTCAATCCACCAAAGGTCAGCTCATATCCATCAGACTGTATATCGTCAATGATCCCGCCGTACTCTGTATCAGGTATAAAAATACGATTCTCATACCAATACTTTCTCTTTGTCCATTCGGAAACTGGCAACTGGAATTGGAAGTCATTCGTATCACCTAAATCAACATCAATCTCACGCACCTCGCTCATGTAGTCAATTTCCTCTCCAAAGTGAGTAGCTGCAATAAATTTTAATTCTGACACTTTGGTTCGCTCCTCTCTTCGTAGATCAGCAAGTCAAAATCAAACGTTCCTGACCATACAATTTCCTGTCTTCCTGGAGGGACTTTCTTAAAAATACTCTTCTTTTTTGCACGGTTATGAAAAACACTTTCACGCTCTCCATTTACAGCTACTTTCTCTACTGTTTCTTTCATGCTGTTGATTTCGAGATATTCTCCTTCTTCCAGTACGATATTTACGAGATACGGATATCCGCCGATGCCGATCTGTGGATTAACAACCGGTCCATATATTCTCAGTTTAAAGTTTGCTTCTGTAAAATGCGGATTGATAATATATGTGTTATTCATTCCGTTTGCGTACCTGTATGGATATTTATAAGGATATCGCTTGTTATCCGTAGATGTAATATCCGATATTTTGAAGGAGAACTCGGTTTCGGTAATCCAAAATGGGAAATCGGTTATAATTCCATACTCACACTGTATAATCTGATCAGTCTCCCAGTTATCTTTTTCGGAAGATTTTATATAGCAGGTCATATACTGTTCATTAATATACAACCTTCCAGAAATACCGGATAAAATATCTGTTTCAAAGATTTCTGTCAAAGCATTCATATTTTCTCGCGCTCCAGCTGATTTACTGCGATGCACATCAATATTTAATGCTTTTTCCCTTACCGTGTATCCAAATCCGACAATTCTATTAGATGTTGTAGACACTTCCCATTCATAATCTAAAAGGTCAGATACCAGCATCTTATATGGTTCTTTATTAAGATTCACTTCTGTGCCATTATGATTTACATATCTAACTATCATGCCAGTACATAACCTCCATCCTTTAATGCTCTGTTAACTTGTCTACCATTTAAAATAACAGGCCGTTCGTTCGACTCGTTGTTAGCCTCTAACTGTGCTTTCTTTATCTTCTTATAATCCATCTGCATGTTCGTGTAATTGTTTGTAACTGCCTTCGTCGCAATATTCGTAGACATCGGCATCGTAGATGTTACCTGTAGTGCGGATGTCTGCATACATCCTACTGCTTTTTTCATGCTCTTAGTCATTTGTTTCACTGGAATATTCTTCTCAAAGCCTACACCAATACCTTGGGCCATATATTTTCCAACTTCATCTCTCATTAATCGAGACGGGGATTTGATACCGAAGAAGTCTTTTATTCCTCCTAAAACAGATTCTCCGAACCCTTGAATCTTACCAATTACCCAGCCTGTCATATCGGAAATACCGTTCCACAAACCCTGAACAATATTTTTTCCAATAGAGAGCATTTTCCCTGGAAGAGTTAGTATTGCAGATTCAATTCCACTTGCAATTTTTAATGCAGCAGTTTTCACGTATGAGACTAATCCGCTTATCGTATTTCCCAAGCCATGCATTGCAGATTTTCCTATATTTGCAAGCGTGGATGGTAAATTCAGCAGTGCATTTTTTAGACCGGTTAAAATTTCAAATCCTTTTTTGACGACAAAATCTTTCATTGCTCCAATTCCATCGCCTAAAAATTTAATAATATTACGCCCAAGGTTTAACCACTGGAACGCCATTAACGTATCGACGATAGCGCGAATGATCTTTGGTATATTCGCAATCAGAGTCGGTACTGCCTGAATCAATCCCATTACGAGCTGGCCAAGCAACTGAACACCCTTCATTAAAATTGTAGGGAAGTTATCATTTATGATGTTCGCAAATGTGGAAATAATTTCTGGCACACGTGCTATCAGAATTGGAACAGCAGTCACAATCCCCTCGACCAGTTTTTGTAGCAATTCAAATCCTTTTTGAATCATCACAGGGGCTGCCTCTGCAAGCTTGTCTCCAATTCCTTGTGTAAAGTCAAGAATCTTCGGCAACGCCGCAGGAATTGCTTTCACAAATCCATCAACCAAATTACTAAGTAATTCATAACCTTTTTGAATTAATGTGGGAACGTTTGTTATAACAGTATCCGCAATAAGCTTTACAAAATTCAAAGCAACTGGAATGATAGTCGGAATAGAAGCAAGCATCCCGTCTATTAGAGACATGACAGTGTTTTTTCCTGCTTCCACTATCTTCTGCATACTATCTCCGGACAATGAATTAACCAGGTTTTCTTGAATTAACTTTCCCACTTCCGGCAACGTCTGCAAGAGCCGCGGAACAATTTCGCCCAACCCCTTCAGCACATTTTTCCCAGCTGTCACCATAGATTCTGCAAGAGCCTCTGGCGATCCAGTTCCATTTAGGAAATTATCAAAAGCTCCCTTCGCAGATGCGATAGAACCGGATATTGTCTCTGAGGCTTCTTTTGCTGTTGTCCCGGTAATCCCCATTTCTGTTTGGACGATGTGAATCGCTTCTGTAATATCTGCAAAATTAGCTTCTAAATGTCCCTTTGAATCCATTGAAAATTTTGCAGTGCTTGCAAATTCTTCGTTCAAGTTTGCTGCATCTTGTAAAAGTCTATACATTTCAGATGCAGTTCCGCCATAGCCAAGTTTCAGATTATCCAACATGGTGTAATTCTGCTTTGCAAATCCCTGATAGGCGTTCTGGATCATCTCCATGCTTGTGCCCATCTTGTTGGCATTATCGGACATATCTATGATTGCTCTGTCTGCATAATCCGCCGCTTTTTCGGTATCATTTCCCAACGACTGCAATAGCGAAGCCGAAAAACTTGTTACCGTTTCCATGTAAGCATTAGCAGAAAGTCCTGCAGTTTTATAAGCGTTCTCAGCACTATCTATTACTTTTTGCGCACTGTCTTTAAATAGGGTTTCAACTCCACCAATATTCTGCTCTAAGCTCGCAAACGAATCCAGTGCAGATTTTGTCATTACTCCAAATCCTGCAGCAATTCCCGCAACAGATCCAGCTAATACCTTCAAACCGCCTTTTGCGATGTTTCCTAAATTCTTTATTCCTTTGTTAAAACCTTTTTCGCTAATTTCTGTATCAAATTTCAATGAGCCATCATAACCCACACTATTCACTTCCTTTCTATGAATAGCACAGGCTCAATGGCTCAATTTAAAGTGCTTTATTTCTTTATCTCAATCTCTCTTTTACATACCCTGCATTTAATATAAACACCCTCACATCTCGCTGTATTGTCTGCGATCGCGAGTTTACATCCACAATATGGGCACTTCACCCAATCTCTCCTTAAAATTGGAGTTTTTATTTTCAAAATATCACCCCTTACGCAAACGCATTTCCAATATCATAATCTGTTAAAATCTCTTCCGGAAGGCGAATTGCATTTTGAATCTTCCTTATTCTCTTTTTCTCGTCTTTATCCTTTATTTCCTCCAAATTTATCCCTCTGTACATAATGCGCTGTTTAATCTCAGTATCCTCGGATAACCCCTCAAACAGCATCCTAAATTTCCACCAGTGCAGATATTCTATTTCGCTTAAATCAATCCCGTAATCGCGTAAAAATCCTGCCATAATGTATGGATAATCTACGCGAAATGAGTAAAGCGGTTTAGCATTTCCTTTGCTATTTCCACCTTCGTTCACTTCACACATAGCCACGAAATTGCTCAATTTTAATATCGCTTCTTCAAAATCACCAACTTCCAACAAGAAGTATTCTGACAAAAGGAATGCTTTTTCTTCGTCACTTACCTCTTCGTCCTTGATCATGTCGAGCAGCTTTATATACTCTCTAAAATCAGTAACAATCGGGATTGGTTCTCCACATATCTCTAGTGTCTTCGGATATTCTTCATAGAATAAATTCACAGAGATCACTTCCTTGTAGTATTAACATTGTACTTAGACAACCTTTGCGCACGTTTCTTTCCAACTTGAACTACTTGTGCTTTGCAGAAAGAAAGAAAAGAATCGTAGCACTCGTCACAGAGTCTGGAATTAACCTTTCCTTCAAATAATTTGTCGGCTGTTCCTGATCCAAAGATATTATCAAATAAATTCCAAAAGAGGTTACAATACGCTTTCGTTATTTCTGAGACTTTACCGTCTTTTTTAATCTTCTTCTCTTCCTCTTCCATTATGTTAAATGCATTTTCATATCTTTCTTGGAACTCTACATCTTCCATATCGATTTCGAGTTCCACGTTATTATATTTCCACTGGCTCATTGGCTCTCCTCCTTATTCTGCTGCGTTGTAATCGCCTTTTGTATATGTTGCTTCTTTTCTACCCTCTCCAGCAAACGTAACATAACCTTCCTCAAGTTCAGATACCGACTTAAATGAACCGCTATAAATAAGGGCATCCGTTCCATCGCTATCAGAATCCGGAATTACCGCATATGTACGTTTGATTGCGTAAAATTTGTCACCCGTCGTACTCTTTTTAAAAAGATCTACGACAATAATATCCACATGTGTGTCACTTCCTAGTTTTTCCCCATCGTGGATCGATGCAATTCTCTCGTGCACCGGGTTATTTGAATACCTGTCAAATGAATAATCAATAGACGGAGCATAGCCAACTACGTCCGCTCTTTCAGAATCTTCATCTACATACTGCCTTGAATACTCTTTCGGATTCTTTGCATTCGTCATAGACGTAAACCCTGTCATTCTCTCGAATTTAGCAGTTCCTCCAGTTGTATCCGTATTCATGAAAGCAACTCTCTGCGAACGATTTACCAATTTTTGTTCTTTGGTTTCTGCCATTTTCATACCTCCTGTATATAAATCAAGCGGCACTCTATACGATATCTCGCATTGTCTCCGTCTACATCGTATAAATAACCGCTGTTTAAAGTTTCTATTTTAACCGGACTTTTCCCTTTTTCTAGTAAGGGCAGCTCTCCGGCGAAGCTTTTCTCTTCCAGCCATTCGTCAAATTCTTGATAAAATCCACTATTATCAATATTGATGCGAGTGTCCTGATCGTATCGCTCTCGACTGGTAAAAGCAAATTGAAACTGTTTCTTCGCACCGCCATCAACGTATTTTTGAATAATCGGGTCGCACGGGAGAGGATCAATGGAATACTCCATATTCTCTCCCAGATAATCTACGTTAACTCGGTAATCTTGAAGAAACGGACACTCCAGAATAAAGCTCCTAATGTTCTCAATGATTTTTGACATACTGTGCGGCTCCCTTCAAAATGGAATCTTTATGACGGTTTTTCATACGTTCGAACCAATATGACTTTTCTTTATGCTCATAATATTGTCTACGGGCATATGGTGCAATCTGATTGATTTCTCCGCTGCCTATAACCGTTCCAAGCGTAGCTGACTTAATCAATACACCCGTGCGCCGTGGAGTCTCCGGATTCATTCTACGAATGCATTCGGAATCAACAAACTCCTGCGCATTGGAAAATCCTTTCTCTTTGCCCGGTGCAAATTCGGGATTCCACTCCAACTTTGAACTAACCTTTCCGCCTTTACTGGCTTGTGCATA